TGCAATCATCGGTATCGATACAATGAGTGCAATCATTCTTGCAGGAACACTTGGTGTTGCTACAGTAGTTGAAAAACTAGCAAGAGGATTCATTGATGACGGAAGACTAGATATTGATGAAATCAATGCAGCATTTAACTCAGTAGATAAGAAAGCAAAATAGTAGTTATGGGAAGTGCGGATCAAGTTACAGGGACTGCACGTTTTGGGTCGGAGGGTTGCCTAAAACACTTTAAAGGAGTATAATAGTATCCATGTCTGAATCAAATTACTGTGAAGATTGTAAGCGTTTAAAAGATATTGCCTGCACCTGCGGCATGACCTTTGCAGAAAAAGTTAAGACGACCTCTGTCAACTGGGCTACCTGGTCAGATACTAGAAAAGGCTCTTGACTTGGCAGTTACTTGCGGGTATAATAATAATCAGTGCTCTTCTTTTATTAACAGAAGAAGGCATAATGAAACACATAAGAAAGAAGTTTAATGTCAATAAACGCAAGAGGAATACCAACAAGCGTATGTCCTATTTGTGGTACTAATATATTTAAAGTTTTAGTTACATTTGATGAAGAATATAATATTGAACAATACTTATTAGATTCTGAATGTGCAGAGTGTGGCACATTAGTTACTGCACCTACACCACTAGATTTACAAGTATAAGGAGAATAATGGCACAAAAGAAAACATCTGAAAGAAATACTAACAGATCAAATGGTAAGGCAAAGAAACAAAATCCTAAAGAACCAAATATTGGTGCAACTGGAAAAAGTCGTGGTGGATATAATTTAATTAAAAGACCAGATAAGGCTGCTGCTTGGGATCCATTTAAAAAGCGTGCTGCCCGTAAGGCTCGTAGAAAAGCGGCTAATCTAGCCTACAAGCATGGTGTAAGAACAGGTCAACTTAAGAGGTCTACAGCAAGTGCAGATTCGTAAGCATAAAGATTATCGTGTAAATGATCTTGCAGAGTTTATAGAACACCTACAAGATGTAAAGTATCACATAAAACCATTTGAAATGGCAGAGGCCATAGTGCCTTTTATGGATGATTTACGGGGTAAAGAATATGCTAGAAAAATTCAAGATTATATAAAATCTGATTTTAAATTTCAATCAAAGAATAAGGTATAATAATTGTATGTACGAATACAATGTAAAAAAGGTTTACAAGGTAGTAGATGGAGATACCATTGATGTTGATATTGACTTGGGCTTTAATGTTTCTTACTTCCAACGTGTCCGTCTTGCAGGTATCGACACCCCAGAATCTCGCACAACAGACCTTAATGAAAAAAAATTAGGATTAGAGTCAAAAGAGTGGCTTAAAAAGAAATTAGAGGGTGCTGAAAATATTGTTATCAAAACACAGAAACCAGATTCTACAGAAAAGTATGGTCGTATTTTAGGTGATCTACATATTAAAGGGTATAACAAATCTCTTAATCAAATGATGATTGATGAAGGTTATGCATGGGGATATATGGGAGATACAAAAGTTAAAGACTTTGCGGCATTGTTGGCAAAAAGAAATAACAAGGCATAGTTATGCAAGATATTCCATGGACTTTTGGAATAATAACAACATATCAAGATAAAGATAGACTACTTCATATAATTAAAAGCATTCGTGATTTAAACATTCCAGAGTATGAAATACTATTTGTTGGTGGTGGAGATAGTGAAGGCATATCAGGTCCAGATATTCGTAAGGTAGACTTTGATGAAAATGAAAAGCCTATGTGGATCACGAGAAAAAAAAATATATTAGCAAAAGAATCTAAGTATGACAACGTAGTTGTTATGCATGACTATCATGTGTTTGATCTTAATTGGTACAGAAGTTTTAAAGAATTTGGAACAGATTGGAGTATTTGTTCTTGTGCTCAATATTTAATTACAGGTGCTAGAAATCCAATGGATTGGTCTTTATGGGATAAGCCAGGTCACGGTAGAGCATGGTCTTTAAATTATGATGATTGGTCACAAACTCAGTATATGTATATATCTGGTGGATTTTTTATAGTTAAGAAACATGTTATGCTAGAAGAACCATTGGATGAATCCCGTGGTTGGAATGAAGAAGAGGATGTAGAGTGGTCAATGAGAGTTAGAAATAAATATGTAATGAAATGTAATGGAAAGGCAATTGTTAGACATAACAAATGGCATAGACATGCAGGTCCAAATCCAAATGAACAATAAATTAGTTATTTTTGATCTTGACGGGGTATTGATAGATTCAAGAGATATACATTATGATGCTTTAAATAGTGCATTAGTAAAGATTAATCCTAAGTTTGTTATAACTAGAGAAGAACATCTATCAAAGTATGATGGACTTGGAACTACAATGAAGTTAAAAATGTTAACAGAATTAAAAGGTTTGCCAGTGGAGTACCACGATCAGGTTTGGCAAGAAAAACAAAAACAAACAATAGATATCTTAGAAAAATTACCAGTAAATAAAACAGCCTTGTCAATAGTTAAAAGATTAAAACAGGATGGTTGGAAAATTGCGGTAGCAAGTAATGCAATTAGAGAAACTGTTATAACAGCATTAGATGCAATAGGTATACTAGGATATATACAATACATTGTAAGTAATGAAGATGTTAAACATCATAAGCCATACCCTGAAATGTATTGGAAATGTATGACAGCATTAAATGCTTTACCTCAAAATACAATTATTGTAGAAGATTCCCATATTGGTAGACAGGGTGCTATAGCCTCTGGAGGGCATCTATATGGCATTAAAGACGCAGACGACTTAGATAAGGACAAGTTTTTTGATATGATAGATAGATTCGAAATGAAAGGAAGAAGCCAAGTGCCTTGGAAGAATGAAAAGATGAATGTACTTATACCAATGGCTGGTGCTGGATCGAGATTTGCACAGGCAGGATATACTTTTCCTAAACCATTGATTGAAGTAAAAGGTAAGCCTATGATTCAAGTGGTTGTAGATAATCTAAATATAGATGCTCATTATATATTTATAGTACAAGAAGATCATTATGAAAAATATAATTTAAAACAAGTACTAGGCTTAATAAAGCCTGGGTGTGACATTGTTACAATCAATGGAATAACTGAGGGTGCTGCAGTAACAACTTTATTAGCAAAAGAATATATAAATAATGAAGAGCCATTACTAATTGCTAACTCAGATCAAATAGTTGAATGGAACAGTAATGAGTGTCTTTATGCATTTGGTGCAGATGAAATTGACGGTGGTATCTTAACCTTTAAAGCAACACATCCTAAATGGTCTTATGCTAAGATTGGAGAAGATGGTTTTGTATCAGAGGTAGCAGAAAAGAATCCTATCTCAGATAATGCAACAGTGGGTATTTATTATTGGAAGCATGGATCAGATTATGTTAAATATGCTGAAGAAATGATAGATTCGGATATTAGAACAAACAATGAGTTTTATGTTTGTCCAGTATTCAATCAAGCAATACAAGATAATAAAAAGATAAGAGTAAAAGAGATAGAAAAGATGTGGGGTATAGGAACCCCAGAAGATTTAAACTACTACTTGGAGAATAACTAATGAATAGAAACAAACAAGATTACCTAAATATGCAAAATAAATATTATGATCAGTATGCTGCAATTTGGAGTTTACAGTTTAGAGATCCAGTAGTTGGATCATATGATGGTCACAATAATTGGGAAGATTACGACACATACTTATTTAAAGACTTTGATACAACAGGCATGGTAGCCTTAGATTACGGTTGTGGTCCAGGCAGGAATATAGTAAAGTTTAATAACAGATTTGAAAGAATTGATGGGGTAGACATATCTAGCATTAATCTTGATAAGGCAAAAGTAAACTTAGAACATAATAATATATCTATACCTAATCTATACCACACATCTGGAGACAATCTATCTATGATAGAAGACAATTTTTATGATGTTATGTTTGCAGTCATTTGCTTTCAACATATCTGTGTACATGAAATTAGATTTAATATACTAAAAGAAGCATATCGTGTACTAAAGCCAGGTGGAAGACTTTGCTTTCAAATGGGCTACGGTGGAAAAGAAAACATTCCTACAGCAAAATATTATGACAATGTTTATGAGGCAGCAAGTACAAATGGACATGCTGATGTTAGCATTACAGACGAAGAAGAATTAAAGGATGATTTGTTAAATAAGATTGGTTTTAAAAATTATAAATCAGATCTTAGACCAACAGGGCCTGGCGATAATCATCGTCAATGGATTTGGGTTCAAGTTGAAAAATGATTTATATAGCACATCGTGGTAATCTAAATGGACCAGTACCAGAACAAGAAAACAATCCAGAGTATATAGATTATGCACTGTATCATGGATTCGATGTAGAGGTAGACCTTAGAGTTTCCAATGGTGTTTATTATTTGGGACACGATAAGCCTCAGTATAAAATAGATTTAGCATGGTTAGAAGATAGACAGCATAAACTTTGGATACATTGCAAGAATACAGATGCATTATCTGTGTGCATGGATAATCTTCTTCATTGTTTCTTTCACAATATAGATGACTATACTATAACAAGTAATGGATATGTTTGGGCATACCCTGGTAAATTAAAAGCATCAGACTCTTGTATATTAGTTATGCCAGAATTAGGACATGGTACAAAGTTTCTTAAGGGCTACGGATATGCTGGAATATGTTCAGATTACATTGAAAAAATAAAGGGTAGAAAAAATGTTAAAGCCAATTGATTATAATAAACATTTTGTAATAGGAACACCATTGGTAGCATGGAAATGTGACAGAAAAGAACATCTTTCATGGATAGAAGATAGAATAAATATAATTAATAAGTTTCCTAATATAAAATTCTTTTCATCATTTGAATTAGATAATAGAGGATTAGAACCTTTTAATGATGTTATTAATGCATTAAAAGAGGTTAATGGAGATTACTGGACATATTCTATCAATGATATGCAATCAAAAGTCACTTCTCAAAACAGGTGGATAAGAATTGAAACTGGTCGTAATCTTATTAGGGAGTTTGCTCAAAGAGCAAGAATAACTTCGGGCCATCATTGGGGTGAAGATTGTACAGAACAAAATATTGGAGCAGTAAATTATGAAGCAATACTTTATGTAGACTCTGATATAGAGTTGAATGTTGAAGTTGTTGAAAAATTATTAGAAGTAGATAGGCCATTAGTTGGAGTAAATGTTCCTGTTTATGGTCTACATGGAAAAGAAATAAGTAGTGATCCTCCAATACAAGAGCACTGGACAACTGCTGGTATGCTACTGGTAAACTCTCCAGCATTTTATGATCTACCTTGGTATCATAATGCTTACTTAAATTTAAGTGATGATCCAACTTTTCAGTCAATGGCAGAAAGACTTTTAAGAAGAGAGGGCGTTAATAATTTAGATACCCCATATGGAATGACTTGGGTAAGAAAAGATATAAGTGCACATCATAAGGGAGAACTCTCCCCAGTAGAGGCTAGACAAATTCAAGATAGAATGCTATAATATTATGGTTACCCTGCCAAATGGGGGGTAGCAAATAACTCGCTGAAAAGGAGGCAAAAACATGGTAAGTTCACTAATGCGACAAATGCAACTAGAACCTTTTTTCTTAGGTTTTGATGATGCATTTAATCAGTTGATGGGATTAAAAAATGACCTCA